CCTCTTAATCAATTCTACAAACGACTAAATGGATTACAGAATGCATGTAAAGCATGTTATAGACAATTATGTAAATATAGATATGAAAATAAGAAATATAAAGAATTGACACAAGTTAATAATATAGAAATATTATCTAAAACTAAATTAAGACATGGTTGTATATAAATCAACAGATGAGAGTGGTAAAACATATTATAGGTATGGTTTTAAAGGAAAGAAGTATTACTTTGCAACTGGAGATGAGAAGGCGGAAACTGAAGCGAAGAGGAGAGCTACTATACAAGAAACAACAGTTAAAAACAAAATAGCAGCTGGTAAAATTAATCTTACGACACAGCATCTTTTTTACGATAATTAAATATAGAAAATTAATATCTTTGATAATATTGGTAAGAGAGATCTACCCCGATTTCATGATGGCTTTGAAAATCGTATATATATAATGACTCTGTTTTTTACTGAGTCTTTATCTTTTCATTTCTTAAAACCAATGACGAATGAAACGCCATTAGCTATTTTCTTCGTTCTAAATCTTTTAAACACTTTAGGATCTATTTGTCTAAATCTCAAAGTATGTAATTTCTTGTCCACTTTTGTATATTTAAATTTGTTATTGCGCAACCATTTTTGAGCTTTAGCAACAGTAAACATTTTTTTATCAAATATTATTGATTGGACATTAGTATGTTTTTTACCAGGTACATCTTTTAATAATACTGCTCCCTCTCCAACTAAATAATTGGCCAAACCTATTGCTGATTTTCCTAAAACTTTATACAACATTGGTATTAGAAAAGCCATCTCTTTATTATATATATTATATATGATAAAAAATTTATAATTTAATGAAGTCGATGTCTCAATGTTTTACGATTCATTCTTGCTCCAGCTGAAACACCACGAGCATGAACTCCTTCTCCACCATCATCCCCTCCATAACCTTCTCCTTCACCTAGTCCAATGAAGGGAGCAGCTAGATTCACACCCTTGAGCGCAAGTTTAGCGTATGGTTTAACTTTCTTCCAAATATCAAGAAGCTTTGTTTTCCAACCACTTAAAAAGTTACCACCATTGATAACGCGGACGTCTTCGTAGGTCAACATATGGTGTCCTGTCTCAGCATGAGAGTTAAGAATATCGTTAGAAGTGAGCACCCCGATGAGTGAAGAGCACTGTCCATTGAATATAGAGAACAGTCCTTGCGACACGCAGACCACATAGAGCGTTGGTAATATAGCTGCCTTAGAGACGTTCTTGACGTTTACATTGATTTGGAGCATGAGCTGCGCTAGCTTACCTGGTGCGTCTAAGGACTCAAGACCGATATCAATCATATCCAAACACAATATAGAACCACACGCGGCATACTGTTTTGCGGCTGTTCCGAAGCCTGCAGTTGCTAAGGCTGGCGCATTCAATTGTTCACCGCTCCATTGCTGCCAGGAGAGATTGCAACCATTTTTCGCTGAAAGGTCGAACAATTGACGTTTGGACGCCGAAGCAAGTACTCCGGAACGATTTCCAAATTGAATTGAGATGTTCTCAATCGCTAAGAATGTATCTGTTAAGAAGGGCGTAGCATACAAGGAAGCATTTGTATTACGAGCAAAGATATACATGCGTGATGGTATAGAGTTGAGTTGGATGTTATTACTTGATATCTGAGATGACGCCCCGGCAGCAATAGATGGTACATCGGTGGGGAAGCGGTCGATATTAAAGTATGGATAGTTGAACACTTTTGAGAGGTTTGCACCTTTATCCGCGAGCTGCGGAGTGATGTATTGGAATAGCAGGTAGGGCTGGCTTTGAGCATATGAAAAAGCCGGGCTAAAATTGCTGAAACTCATTGTGCTTGTAATTGTTGTAGGTGCAAATGGTACTCCCACGGACACATTGTCGAGTGCCAACATACGATTTGCTGTATTCAAGAAGTTAAGAGTCATATCAAAGGTTCTCAAACCATAGAAGGCAGAATCATCATGACAGAATGCTCCCCAAAACAAAGGCGACAGGAAGATAGGCTCCGTGCTAATGAAGTCTATCGTAGAGGTGGCCAAGCCGGCAACGTTTGTTTGTGAGACAATAGTGAAGGGGAATGAAGCTGAAGCTAGATCGTCTAATCCATCACCATAAAGACTCATCGGAGAACGAGTTGCACCGAATAAGTCGTAGAATTCTTGAGATTGTGAACAAGAGTAAGTTGGGCATTTACTATAATCGATTGCTTTTAATTTGCGGTCTATATTAAAGTGTTCAACAGCACTCATAATATCACTTATATTAACACTAACACTTTGATTGTTGAGTGTGAGCTGCATGGTATCTAGTGATTTCATGACCGGGAAACTACGAATAGCTACTTGATTGGGATTAAATAAAAGAGCACCAGCGGGCATTCCTGTAGCTTGTACAGTTATACGAACGGGCATCTGAATATGCACCCTACGATCAACCCATACGTTTTGTGATGTTGGCGGACAACTAAAATTTATCGAACTATTCGAGATAGAAGTGGTTGTAAACGCTTTATAAAGGACGTCTGAGCCACCTTTGACCACCGGGTAGACCATCGGCATAGCAACAGTTCTAGGGTCCCAGACAGTCACGGGATTGAGTTTCTCACTTACGGTTAAAGACATAGATGATTATTATATTCTTATATTAGATTATAATTTTAGAGTAAATATTAATTGATACTATAGGGATTTTATTTTAGAGCTAAAGTCTGATTTCTATATAATCTTTTATTAAAGAATCCAATTTTCATTGTTATAGCATCATATGGAGAAATGTACAATGGATAGAAGTTGTTCAATCGATCGACCCACCAGAAGGCTATATCTATCTTTCTTAAGGGTGCATCTGATAATAAATCTATTAATCTATATATTTGTGGTGAATATAGGGCCACTGATCTTTGGGCACCTGGTGTGGTTAAATCTAAATTAAAATCAGTAATTATTCCTACGGAGTTCGCCGTTGCAATATTCACATTATTAGGACCCGGATAATACTCTTTTTGAAGAGGCATAGAAGCACTGGTCATGACTAATTTACGGACTGAATTAATATAATCTACTGTTGTAAATTCTTGAGAAAATAGATAAGCAGCACCAGCACCAGTATTAGTTCCATTTCCAATTGGAGCTGGAGCTATCAAGGAAGCATCATATGAAGAAGGTGGGACCCATATTTCTTCACGAGAATTATTTTCAACTGTATAGAAACTAAGTACAGGATATGAAGCACGATAGTTGAAGAACACTGTCCAATGGAATCCAGCAGCTGCAGCCGCATTTACAAAAGCAACAGGCATAACTAATTGATATAATCCATTATTTTGATTATAAAAAAAATATGGACATGCTCCACCCGGAGAACCAGCATTTAACCAACTTTGGCGAAGAGCATAATTAAACATATCGGATAAATGCTCATAGTTATAAACATAGTAATATAGTGCATTAGAAGGCTGTCCAGTGATGTCTTCGATCTCAGTCCAGTAGGTTACATTAACTGGATAGTTGAGGGCTGCAGGATTAGCAACACCATTAGGAGGTAATGTAGGAGGCGAATTAGCATTTTGCTGTTGACATACACCCACGATAAATGATGATTGATTCGGGTCTGGTTGGTCAGGTACTATCGGCATAATGAACAATGGCAATTCTCCTAAAGGTATCTGAAATGCTGCTATGGCCATATAATAGTCACTAGGACGATCAAGGAGATTCTGATCATAAGTGACATTGTAAATGGCTTGAGTTGGTTGAGCAACACTTGGATTGGTGTTTACTACACTAACGTTCAAATAAATGTTGTCTGACGAATCTTTATTTAATTGCATTTATATATATTAAATAAAGATAATAAATTTAATACTTTAAATCAGGACTTGTAAGCATAGTTACGAGATCATCGGCATTTTTTCCAAGAAATAATTTAGCAAAGCTATCCAGATCCAGATCCTTAAAAATGATACGAAGGGCACTCCAACGACCACAAGTCTTAATCCCTCCTCCTTTTTTCTGAAATTTATATTGATTATAAGTTAGATTTTTGTATTTTGAATTTACAAATAATGCAGTTAAATATGGATAATTTTGATTTGATATTTTTCTAAAATTTTTAGGTACCCAAGAGAGCTCTTTGTCGATAAAGATTCCGTATGGATCAAAGTGTTCTACTGTATTTTTGTCCTGTCGAATAATGGCTACCCAATGTCCGGAACCCTTTTGCCATTCGAATAAGAGAAATACACTACCATATGGAGCTAATAGTTCATCAAGATTTTTATATTTGTAAAGGTCTGAATATAACACTACTTTAGCCTTTCCCTCAACTAATTTCATCACATCATGATCTGTCAATGCAATATCTTTTAATTTATCGATTTTTTTTTTATCAATATTATGCTTCATATAACATAATATTAGATTAAATTTTTTTTAACATCTTCCACAATGAAACCAGGCAAGATGAGCAGGTTTAGATTGTGCACATGTATTTGGTTCTTGAGTTAAATCATTGCAAATTAGACAATTTCTTTCGTGAGTCATATGACGATGATCTATATTATGTAATTCATCTAAAAGTTTATACCATTTATCATTGTAGTAATGCTTTCCACATTGAGAACATGGTGAATAATAAAAAAGATGAGTTTCACCAGTTGGATTTTTTTGAAGTTTTTTATGTGCTCGTATCATACGTCTACGAGTTAAATTGTGTTCTATTTTCCATTTATCATTTAATTTTTTCCATTTAATTTCTTGTTCTAATTTCCGTTTTTTCTCTTCTTCAATACAATCTTTTTCCCATTGAGCACATTGTCTTTCAATTTCAACTATATCTGGTTTTGCTATATTTAACATCATTTCGTATTTATAAAATTGTGAATTTGCATATCCTTGACAATCCATTTATATAATTATATTATATATTATTTCATAAAAGATAGACGCCATGCTCATACATGACAGAAAGTGGATAATTTTTGGATATCGTGACCCACCTACTTGGTAGCTTCAAGATGCCATCAATTTGCTTATTATCCAAACCAAAGTACTGTTTAAGTGCATATCTTATTTGATAGGCTGATCCTGAAGAGGGAAATACAGTTAGCGTTTGCATTTCATTGAGGCATGTACGACCAAATTTGCGGTCGTTGGGATTGATAAGATGTGATGTCAGGATGAGGTATAAAGATAGCTTCCTACCTACTTCCATAATGTCGCAAATGAGGGCATCGATAGCAGCTTTGATCTTCTTATCCATTATCGTGTTAGTGTCGTCAAACATAATCAATGATCCCTGTTCAATCTCGGTGAGATCGATGGGATCTGTAACTAATGAATCATCCAATTGGATTTGTATTGGTTTTAACTTCTTGTAGGCCGGATCATTTTTATAATCGGTTCTACTAAAAAGATAGATTGGTCTTTTTGGAAATAATTTTTTGAACGATTCAGCCAAGGTCACCGCCATGGTGGTCTTGCCGCTCCCAGCAGGGCCTGCAATGTATGCAACAGTGCGTTCGTCAGGGTTAAGAATAGGACTTAACTTATCTTTCTTCAAATCAATTTTTTTAGTTCCAACAAATTCTACATTGTTGCTATTATCTTCTTTAGCAATATAAATGATATTACCTTTGCATTTGCCGTCCTTTATGACACAAATTGGTTTACCGTCGTCGAAGTTTAATGCCATTATATCTATAGTAAATATAATAAAATAGATAATTTTCCATACCTAATGTATAGATGGAAAAATATAAAGAAACTAAAAGAAAATGGTGTGTAGGTAAGAAAATATGTAAAGGATGCTTTGCTGTTGTACAAAATGATAATAATTTACGACATATAAAATCAAAAAAACATCTTAAGCTAACAAAAGAATTTACAGAAAAACATACACCAATGGATTTAAGAATCAAACGCGCGGAGATGAGAAAATTTTATAATATATAGTATAAATATATATGGAAAACAAAGTACAGGAATTTAATGTTAAAATGGATATCACTTTTGAAAAGGAACTAGCCTTCGCTCAAGAATTTTACACACAAGCTATCATTGGTTTAGATAAAGAAGACTATCCGCCTAAACCTTTAGATTGGTTAGAAGATTGGAAAAAATATGAAGAAGGATGGACTTTTTATAAAGTACAATTGATGGCTGAAGAAAATGAAGAAAATAAAGATCATTTAAAAGATTTTTTAAGATGTACTCTATGTGTTTATTGTGATTTTATGTGTCAATTAGGTCATTTAATGGAAAAAGAAAATTTGGAATTAGTTGACGAAATAAGTAAAGACAAAGAAGAAGTAGCCGATTTAGAATATATGCAATTTCCTTTAGATCAATCGGTTTAAATTATAAGATTTTAATAAAATTTATAATTTTTTACATGTATGATAAACTTACTGCACAGATTTGGTTAGGAGGTCCAGAACTAACTGCTATAGATAATAGATCAAATGCTGCAAAACTAGCAGAAGCACCAGCGGAAGCTCCTTGATCACTAGCATTTATACCAACAACTACACTAGTCGCAGATCCATTTTGATGCATGGTAAAAGTTGTTGAAGAAGCAGCAACTCCTGCAGGTAAATAAGCATATATTGATGTAATAGTACCTGCTCTTGGCATTACAATTGATCCAGATGTACCAGTATTTCCAACAAATTGACTACCCCATCCCAAATATGTAGGAGTTGAAGTAACAGAAGTTCCACTATTCCAAAAAAGTGTTTGAACTGCTGGTCCAGTTGGTCCAATTGCTCCAGTTGGACCAGCAGCCCCAGTAGAACCTGAACCAGCAGCACCAGTAGCTCCTTGCGAACCAGTGGCTCCTTGTAATCCTGTGGCTCCTTGTAATCCTGTTGGTCCAATTGATCCTGTTGCACCTTGATTACCTTGTTGACCAGTGGGTCCAATTGATCCTGTAGCTCCTTGAGCTCCTGTGGCACCTTGTGAACCTGTTGCTCCTGTTGCAGCTGCAGTTCCAGGCATACCTGTAGGCCCTGTAGGACCTGGTATTGATAGACCTATGGGTCCTGGTAAACCAGTTGCTCCTGTGGGTCCAACAGGTCCTGGAGAAGGTGATCCAGTACCTCCATTAATTTCACCGTTTATGTATAAAAAAAAATTGTTTGGTACTTCTAATTGTGAAATTGACATTTATATATATTGTTTTAGATAATATTTATGCTGGGGAAGGATATGTTGTATATGTAATATCTCCTGTAACAATCCAAGTGATAAGAGCTGAAGAACTATCACCAGCTAAAATTTGAACAATACTATTATTATTTACAACATTTACTCCGAAACTTGCATGCCCAGTATCATTTGCATAAAAATTAGAAACAAAGGCTCCACCAGCAGTATTAGGTAAACCATTGGTGCCCACATTGAATCCAATATAAAAAATTCTTGAAGTATAAAGACCCGTCGACCAGTAGCCCGTAACTGTTGCAATAACTGTGTATCCAGCAAAATTTTGAGGGAATGGAGGTCCAAAAACAGCAATTGGAAATGGAGATGTTGATGATTGAGTAGTAAATGTTGAAAAGGTATTATATCTGCCCGTTGTTAATTTTAAATCATATGCAGTAAGTGGAGGAGTTA